TTTATGGTAAATTTATGAAATCTGCTGTTAAAACATTTTCGGTTAATTATACAGCTGAAGGCACATCTGCTTTCTTTGTAGATGGCGCACCTGTAGCAATCAATCTTATTCTTACATTCCAAGAAATGGAGAATATGACGGCTATGGACGTATAAGAGGGATTAAAATGTCAGATAGAACTCAATACTTCCGTAAATTTCCTATTACAATTTATAATGATATTCCTTCGCTCAATATTTTGCGCCGCGTCGATTTTAATAAAAATGTCAAGAATTTCTTATCGGCATTTTATACATTTGAAATGCCTGAAGGAACGAGACCAGAGACATTAGCATTTGATTATTATGACGATGTAGATCTTGATTGGTTGATCTATATGACAAATGATGTCGTAGATCCATATTTTGATATGCCTTTGAATCAAGATGATTTTACAGCAAATATCAAGAAAAAATATGGATCAGAGGAAAACGCTCGTAAGAAAGTATTCGTTTATAGAAATAATTATAGAGGCGATGATCAAATTATTGCGCAGGGAGTATATGATTCGTTAGTCGGTGAACGTAAAAAATATTGGGAGCCAATCTTTAATCAATTAGGTATTATTGGTTATCAACGAACTAAGACAGAAATGTATGCGTCTACAAATCGAATTATTTCTTATAGCTACAGTTCCACAGTGTCGACACCGTTTACGAAAGGAGAGATAGTAAGATTTACTTCTGGTTCATCGAGTGGTATTGCTACGGTCGCAACATCTGATACAACATATATTACTTTACAACATATCACTGGAGATTGGAGTGAGATGACATCAAACTTCGATGTAACTGGAGATACTTCTGGAGTAACTATCAATTTTGATTACGAAACATATACCCTGATCAAAGATGTAATTCCGTCTGTTGAGCAAGTTTATTTTTCTCCATATTATTATTATGATTATGAGTTTGAATTAAACGAACAAAAACGCAATGTCTATCTCGTAGATAGTGACTATGCAAACAGAGTAAATAAGCAATTAGATGACTTGCTGAAATAGGTGAAAGATGCAGAAAGATGCTTCTCATGTTGATATAGTCGGAGACGAAATCACTCTTAAAACATTTAGTGGTGGTAAAAAGCTGAATATTAAGAACCTCGTCAAAAGCTTCGATATCTACGAATCATTAGACAACTATACGATTGCAGCTGATTTCTATATCGCTGAAGGTATAGAACTAATGAATGAATTCCCATTGGGTGGTGAAGAAACTATCGAGTTAACTATTCAGACACCGACTCGCAAAGCTCTGACATATAAGTTTTTCGTAGAAAGTATTCAAGGTTTGACAACAAATGATATGTCAAACTTACGTCAATATAAATTACGTTGTGTGACGAAAGACTATTTAAAAAATAGTTATATGGTAATGACGCGTCGATATAGAGACATGCTTTATCATGATGCGCTGAATGAAGTGATCACGCAAGATCTCGGCGCTGAGATTCCACTGATCACAAAAGAATCTACGAAAGGTAAGTTTGATTATGCCTGTAATATGGTCCGACCATTTCAGGTAGTTAATCTGATTAAAGAAAGGGCAGTATCTGCTGAAGGAAATAAATCATCGGTATTTGTTTTCTATCAAGATTACGAAGGCTATCATTTTCAGACGATAGAAAAGTTGATTATTGATCGTAAACCAGGTGCATCAGAAAAAGAATTCTTCTATGACACATCTAATAGAAATTCACCTTTTGAGAAAGTAGTTAACTATCGAAATATCTTGTCATATGAAACTACAGGCCAAGGTTCATCGATTAAGAAAGTAGTTGCTGGCGCTATGCGCAATCAGTTTAGAGAGTTTGATATTCATCGTGGTTCATATTGGTTGATGAATGAATATAATAATCTCGGCGATCATACTATATTTAAGAAGACAGATGACTCGTTTGATTTTAATAGTGCAGAATATAACAGTTTTACGATGGCAATGCCAGGTGTCACACGTATGGCAGTGAAAGATGGCACTCGCCCTGAAATGGAACATAATAAGAATCTACATTATCAACGGCCATTCCATGAGAGAATCACGCAGTACACTGTACGTATTAGAACTTATGGTGATACGAATATGCGAGTTGGTGATGTCATTAAAGTCAATTTTCCTGAGATTTCTGGTTTGACTCGCGAGCCACAACAGAATAAGATATTCTCTGAAAATTATATCGTAACAAATTTAAAACATCGTTGTGATCAGACTCGTAATAATGTGTTCGAACACTTCTTAGTAATGGATATAGCGAAGCCGAATCAGTACGGCAAATCGTTAGGTTGATGGAGAGATAGATGGCGTATTATAATCTCGGTGATACTTTTAGATGGTTTATGGGCCGAGTCGTTGAGCTTGATCCCACCGAAGATCCGAAAGATAAGCGATATCTTGGACGTGTTAAAGTACGAACTTTGCACGAGCAAACTGGTGAGTTAGGTAAAAAGAAAAAGACATTTGGTATTGTTGATGACGATTTGTTGTGGGCGTGGCCACTGTCTTCTATTCAATCTGCTTCTCTTAGCTATCGTAAGATCGTAGAGCTCGAAGAGTTTCAAACACCGTTTTGGATTGATGCCGTTGGTACATCGCCGACTGGTATCGCAGTAGGTACTTACGTATTTGGTTTTTATCTCGATGGCCACGAGAAAAATATTCCAGTTATTTTTGGAACGTATCATAAATCATCAATATATCCCGAACCGCCGACCGATGTACCAACTGGTAAATTCTTGCAAATTAAACCGCCTGAAGAAGATTATCCGTATATGGATGTTTCTGCTTTGGCAAAAGGTTGGCATGAAGATACACAACGTGAAGCGAATCATCCATTAGGTCAAGATTATCCACTCGCTACTGATCCAGGTAAGGGTGGACAGATGTTGCCTAAACATCCATATCATAAAGGTCAAATGAATATCGTATGGCAACCAGCCTCTGACTACGATACTGAATATCCATATAATTTTGTACATACAACTAAATCAGGACATGCTATTGAATTAGATGATACACCTGGACATGAGAGGATGCAGTGGTGGCATCGGTCAGGCAGCTACGAAGAGGTATCTAATAATAAACAAGGTTTGCCCAATTGGCGCGATGCGCTGCCTGGTGCATATCCTGACACAATGCGTGGATGGTTAGAACCAAACAAGAATCACGAGCCTGGACTTCATCCGCCATGGGAAGGCAGACGAGTAAAGAAAACAGTCGGCAATGATTATACTATTTCACTTGAAAATAAAGAGACATATGTTGGTGCATCAGTAAAACTTGAAGTTGTTAATAGTACTACATCAGGTATCGGCAATAATCATGTAGAAACAATTGCTAATAATATGTTTATTGCGGTTGGATATTATCCGCGGACTGCTAATAATCAATTGGCAGGTGAGTCAGCACGTTATCAACTAAATGATTCATGGATTAATGAAACAACATACCGTGAGAATGCAGATAAGAAAACACAAATTTTACCTGATACACACAAATATGATTTTATTACTGATGTAGCTAATAACGTACAACTATCAGTAGGTTGGTCATGGAAAAAATCTCGAGAGCTTGATACACACTCAGAGAAAAACAATTATGTTGAGATAGCCAATAATCAATACACTTCTCTCGGCTGGATACCACGAAACAATTACGATAAAGATGGCGAAAGTCGGCAGCTATCTGACTTTGAAAAAACAAATCAGTATTTTGATATTAAAGGTAATAGCGTTTCTAATATCGGATGGAAACCAAAAGACGAAGCGAGAAGTCTCAGTAAAACCGATAATACAAATTATTTTACTGATATTAAAAACAATTTATATATTGATGTAGGCCATAAACCAACGGGAGATATATTAAGACAGAGTTCTGCAACCGATAAGACAAATTTGTTTATCGATGTAGCGAATAACACCGTACAGACAACAACAAATAACTATATGCTTAGTGTTGGATATGATCCGACAACTGAACCAGCTATCGATAACCTCGGCAAGTTTAGTTATCGACTTGATGTCAAAAATACTGGTGTGATGAGATTCCAAAACGTTTTGTCTATCAACGTTGGTGTGCCGCGTAATCGAATGCAAGATCTAGCATCGGCTGAACCATTCTCAATGTATGCTGCCGCTGAAGGCAATATGACAATGACGAATGGTAAAGACAGACTCGATTATAGTATGGGTACATTGACACATAAGACAGATAGTACACATTATCTAAAAGCTGCGGAGGGCAGTTTCGAAACAATTAATGGCATTAAAAAATTCGATGCCAATGAAGTAGAAATTGATACAAGAAAAGGTGAAGACGGAGGACGCGGTCTTACAATATTTGGTAATCTATTCGTAAAACAAGGAACAGTAAGTATCGATGGTGAACAGGTTGTAAGATCTGGAAGTTTTACTACAGCAGATGGTACAGAGATAACTGTTAAACATGGTCTTATAGTTGGAATTACACCGGCATAATAGAGAATAAAAAATGTCAGATTTTACAGAAGCAATCAATTCTATAGACAAGATGATATATGATTTAGGCGCTGCGACTGGTGTTGTCAATGTGCAACGTCCTAAATTAAAAACTATCACCGTAGAAAATTTAGACGGTACAACTTCTACGACAGAATATCATGTCAAGAACGAAAACTACGATCCGTCACAGCCGACAGAAGTTGATCCAGTGACTGGAGCAGTGACTAGCAATGGACCATATGAATACGAAGAAGTGCCAGTTGTCGGTCCTTATAGTTGCGAAGCTTTACAGGCTAAAATTGATGAATATGTAACTATGGTGACTGAGCTCATTAAGGCAAAAGTAGAAACAGTTGGGCGTATCATGAGTGATTGGGCACCGATGATGACTCTACCAACAGATCCATTAAAAATCTTGACATGGGCAGCAAAGGTAGTCGGAGGTCCAGCGGCCACGCAGATCGCGCTCGTTGCTCACATCATTACTGACATTGCTTTGCTTGCTACGAAAGTGGCTGAAATGGCAACAGCCGCTGCAAATGCTGCCGCGCAATTAGCCGCGTGTGTACAAGGCGCAGTCATCGGAGCCATTGAAGCAGTGATCGATGAATTGCTAGTAGGTACCGCTGTATTGATCGGTAAAGCTGAAAGTCTGATGGATCAAATCATCTCTGATAACTTAACAGCCATTGGCGCAGACCAGCTCATCAGTCAAATCAGCAGCATTGAAGATTCTATTAGCGACGTTAGCGATGCAATGGGTGATCTGCAAGAAGCAGGTGATGCGATTGCTGATGCAAGTAGTAAGATATCAGATATTCAAGTCGCAGACTTTGGTGATGCATTGGCTGTTGATTTACCAGGAGATTTAGACAGTAAAGTGGATGCATTAGCTCGCGCCGACGATGCATTAGACTCATACTTCGAATATGAAGCATCGTTCCAAGATTCAGGTAAGAATACAGATCCTGCACCACCTAGCGACGGAGGAGGTTAATTATGGCAGGTCCACGTGTACCAGGATTTGGGAATAAAAACTACGATAATTCGGGTGTCTTAAGTGCAGATAGAATACAAAATTCTTTTGATAAAGTACAAAATTCTACTGATACTTTAGACGATGTATTCGATGAATTAGAGTCTCAGATCAACTCGTTTAATTTTACTGTGCAGGCGTTACAAGCTAACAGCTCGTTTCTCCCGGCTCCTAGTGATTTTTCAAGTACACCATCGCAGAATACTGTCGGTGTCGCTATCGATGATCTCGGACCAGCCGAATCAGATCCGTTGGCAAATACTCTATTTAATGCTTCTTCTAATACAATTCTGAGTGTACCATTTACTGCGAATAATGTTGCTGATACAGATTATCATTATACAGTTGCAGCAGATTCTGACAATACGGACGATGTTTGTATGTGGCTATCGACGACACCAGGCGGAAATACTATCTCTTATAATACATATATTGCAAGCGAAGCATCAGGTGTTAAAATTGAACCAGGTGAAGAAGCTACTTTCAAGATTGTAATGGACGATGATGAGTTTGCAAATTCAGAACACATTTATACACACTGGCAAATGGTATTGAGCGAAACATATTATCTCAATATCACAGGTAATCGTTTTGGTAATTTTCAAGGCAGTCGGTGTGTGAACGATAGACAAATAAAAGCAGGAACTGCTAACGTAAGCGTTATTATTTCAGGAGGATCCGTATAATGGCATTTGTAGATGACGTAGCTGTAAAAGCGGCAGCATTAAAAGCAAGAGCAGCTAATTTGGAAGCAGGTGTAAAACAAGCCGCGATGCAAGCAATGAACCCTCCTCCACAAAGCGAGTATGATACCGAAGCACTTCTAGCACGGATTGATCAATTGGAAGGTGAAGGTACTCAATGTGATGAGCCGTTTGAAATAAAAGCTGACGGATTTACTATTAATTGTAATTCAATGACAGTTGATGCGTGTGGTGGTAGTAAACCAGCTGTTACATTTAATACAGGCGCATTTAATATTACAACTGATGGTGCTGCTGTCACCATTACAGACGGGGACCTCACGTTGACAATTAGTGGTAGTAGTATTAATGTAACTGGAGGATATTTGAGGGTTGGTGGTAAAAAAGTAGCGACTGAAGAATGGGTTGAAGACAATTTTGCAGAATCTGATCATACTCATCAATTACCATAAATAACAATTAAAAGAGAAAACAATGGGCGTTAAAACAGCAACGAAAAACCAAGAGTTTCAGATTAGTGCGAACAATCGCGATATCTATAGCGATTTCAATCATACTTTTCTACCTCATCCCAACACGGGTCAAATTACTCGCCGTGTAAATGCTGATGCTGTTAAACTTGCTATACGTAATCTGGTATTGACGAATAAATATGAAAGGTTACGTAATCCTTCTTTTGGTGGAAATATCAGTCATTATTTGTTTGAGCCTCTCAATGATAATACAGCAGAAGAAATTAAAAACGATCTTAAATGGTTAATAGAAACATATGAACCACGAGCTCAAGTGAGAGAAATTTATTGTGTTGTTTCAGAAGATCAAAATTCAGTCGACGTAAGAATTCAATTTAATGTCTTGACATCGAGGGATGTTGAAGACTTAGACCTCACACTATACCGAGTAAGATAAAATGGCTACTAGCAACGATCTCACTACATTAGATTTCGCTTCAATCAAAGAAAATCTAAAACTATATCTCAAGAGTCAAGATCTTTTTAGAGACTATGATTTTGAAGCATCTAATATTAATGTATTGTTAGATGTACTCGCATATAATACCAGTTTAAATGGTTTCTATTTGAATATGGTTGCAAACGAGATGTTTCTTGATTCGGCGCTTTTAAGAGATTCTATTGTTTCGCACGCTAAAGAGCTAAACTATATTCCTCGTTCGTTTAGATCTGCACAGGCGAGAGTGAATATAACGCTGAGAGATAATTCTGAAAATGCAACTGTATTAATTCCTCGCGGTACATCATTTACTGGTACTGCAGGCAGCCGTAATTTTACATTTACTACTAATCAAAATATTCAAGCATTTAGTACTGACACGCAAAACGTATTCATTGCGACTGATGTAGTACTTTATGAAGGTGACTACGTACAAGATTCTTATGTTGCCGATACACAAAATCCAGTTAGATATTTGATTACTAATAAAACTATCGATACGACGAGTTTACGTGTAACTATAATCGAAGATAATGGCGCAACCGTTTTGAATTACGATATACGTGATTCATTATTTGGTCTTGGAGCTACTAGTCAAGTATTTTTCTTGCAAGCCGCAGAAAATGATTCTTACGAAATACTCTTTGGTGACGGGGTTATTGGTCGACCTCCAAAAAATAACTCTATTGTGTTGATTGAATATAGAGCATGCAATGGTGAATTGCCAAATGGTATACGTACATTTACAGCTGATGATGATATCACGACGGCGACTGTTTCCGATATTCGTGTATTATCTAGGGCGTCTGGCGGTTCTATTCCCGAATCAGTAGAATCAATTAAGTTTAATGCACCTCGAGCATTTACAACACAAGAGCGAGTTGTAACAGCACAAGATTACGCTACACTATTAAAAGCAAATTTCTCAGAGATCAATGATATCGCTGCGTATGGTGGCGAAGAATTTGATCCTCCACAATTTGGTAAAGTAATTATTGCTGTGGACCTTAAAAATACAGATTCATTGCCCGATACGTATCGAGCCAAATATAGAGACTTTATTAAACCTCGCAGCCCCTTGTCAATTGATCCTGTGTTTATTGTTCCAAATTATATGTATTTGACAGTGAGTTCAAATGTGAAATACGATATTACACAAACATCTTTGGGTGTTGATGATATGAAGAGTCTTGTAGTATCAGCCATTCAATCGTTTAACTTTAACAATCTCAATGGATTTAATAAAACATTACGTTATAGTAAGTTTATTGCTGCTATCGATGGGGCACAAGATGCTATTATCAGTAACGATACAACAGTCGAAGCCACACAGTTTATTTCTCTAAATGTAGCAGAAAGAACTAATTATACGATTGATTTTGGCATGCCATTAGTAAATGATATTGGCCAAAAACAAGGAGATCACTCTTCCAATCAAAGAGCTGTAGTGCGCACTGATACTTTCTTATATCAAGGCGAGCAATGTTCTATTGAAGATAATGGATTGGGAGATTTGATAATAATTAAATCAACAACAGGTAGGCATACACAATTGACGTCTATTGGTTCTGTTAATTACGAAACTGGTGTATTACGTATTAATAATTTCTTGCCTCAAGACCAAAAGCCTCAACTAAAAGTTACTGTTACACCACGAGAAAAAGATATTACAGCAAAAAATAGATCTATTCTCAGGGTACTCGATGCTGATATTAATGTAAGAATTGAACAGGTTAGAATTTAATGGCTATTGATGTAGAAAATACAATATCGCAATTAGTTGCGAATCAATTTCCTGATTTTTATAAAGAAGAAGGCCAACTTTTTATTGCCTTTGTAAAAGCATATTATGAGTGGCTAGAGACGAGTGAATTTTATGCTGATTTAGATGGTGATGGAACTAAAGAAACACTTATTCAAAATCCTTCAGAAGCGATACATCATGCGAGAAAGCTTGCAGATTACAGAGATATCGATAATACTATAGATGATTTTATTCTATCATTTAAAAACAAATATCTTTCTAACATTCAATTTAACGTTGCTACAAATAAACAGTTATTCATTAAAAATGCTTTAGAATTTTATAGAGCGAAAGGTTCTTCGCGAGCCATCGATCTATTCTTTAAGCTGGTGTATGGATTAGAAGCAAGAGTTTACACTCCATCAGATGATGTATTCCGATTATCAGATAATGAATGGACAGACGAACGTTATCTTGAGTTATTGCCAGATCCCTCTAATATCAATTTTGTAGGCAAACAAGTTTTTGGAACAATCACGGGCGCCTCTGCATTTGGAGAAAAATTAATTCGAATTAAACGAGGTAGCTTATACATCGAAGTTTTATATCTCAGCGGTCTCAATGGTAATTTTCAAACTGATGAATTAGTTGTTGCTTTTGATGAAGTAGAATTAGGTGGTACTCAGTATAGAAATAGAATGATTGGCTCATTAAGTTCATTTGAAATTCAAGCTTCAAACGATGGTTTTATAGTTGGTGAAGAAGTAGCAGTTAAAGACGGCAAGGGTAAAAAAGGCGTAGCAGTTGTAACAGCTGTTCGAAACGCTGTTGGTGTTGTAGACTTCAATCTAATCGATGGGGGTTGGGGATATACTAATGATGCTCAAGTCATCGGTTCAAAAAGAACACTGAGATTTGATGAAATAAAGAATTTTGAAAACGAAGACTTTTTCTTTCAAACACAACCATTTGAAATTTTCAATACTGTAAAACAAGATCTGCATCGTTTCTATCTCAACACTTCTAATACTACATCTACAGACGCTGCACTAGCTCTTGATTTAGGAACAGAGTTGTATATTACTGCAAACGATGATATCGGCAATACTATTGTATGGGAAGGCACTCTTGTTGATAAAAGTACTGCTGACGGTTATCTTGTTTTAAATTATATTAAAGCTAATTATGCTAATAGCTCTACTGGTTTGATTGAAACAGATGATGGTAGGGACATAGCAAACAGTTTTTCTTCGAACACACAAAATATTCAATATCTGTATTCTAATGTAGATAGCTCATCTGAAAGATATGAATTAGAAGATTTAGATGGTATTGATGTTTCAGTAGAAGCAAATGTTATCGCAGTGAGCAATGTTTTTACACTTGAATACACCACAGATTCAGATATTGCAATTGCTGCTGATACCATTTTCTACCAAAAAGATGATATAAATCAAATCTATACGCGTGCAGGCGTAGCAAATACATTCTCAAATAATGCAACAGGTCAAACGTTTCTCAATCTACAATCAAAGGTCGGCGCGTTCAGAACAAATCGGCCATTTTATATATTAGGTGATGAATCCAGCGAGCCATTTACGATTGTAGAAATGTCAAATGTAAATATCGGTTTAATTGGCACAACATCAGAAGACTTACCATTTAAACTATATGCAAATACATATGCATCGAATACAGCGCTTGGTACATATGCTCCTGGTAGTGCAAATAATAGAACATCAACTTATACTACTAGAGCTAATTTTACATTATCGACTTTCGAAGAACAAGAAACACAATTCTATTACGAAACGACTCAAAGATCTGGTGGTCCTCTAATATTAGATACTCTTGATTTATCTACTATTATATACGAAACAGCAAACATTGATGCAGATGATCCAGGCAATTCAGAATTCCAAGAAGTTGCACAAGGAAATACAATTAATTATTCTAATACTACATTGCTTGATGCTTTAAATTATACTACAACCGGTATAGAAATTGGATCGATTGATTCTATTGTAATTACCGCACCTGGTGAAGGATATGGTGATGATCCATTCTTTATAGTATACGATCCATTGACCTCACACATCGATAGACATGATTTTTACATTCGCTATAAAGATGAAGGAGATGCTGAAAATCTCTTAAAGACATTTAGAGTAGGAGAGAAAATTGTAGTACAAGGCGAAAATGATACAAAAGAAGCAAGAATATATGATTTTAATATTCAGACAAGAGAGATATTTGCCAGACGTTTAAATTGGGATGTACGCGTAGATGATAATGTCGACACCGGTGCAAATAATGTTATGAATTTTTCTACTCAATCTGAATTTAGACATGGAGAATCGATTACAGGAACGACTTCAGGTGTCACTGCAGTGATTGAAACTGTTGATGAAACTCGAATGCTACCAGGTCCTGGCCGAAATGCAGATGTAAAAGCAACAGCATTATCAGGCAACGGATTTGCTACAGCTGTTAGAATCATCAATTCTGGTTTCGGTTATTTCGGTAAAAATTATGTAAATTCTACTGACACATATGAACCAGGAGAAAATTTAATTCTTGAGTCGACTAAAACTGCCGATAAAACAATATC